CCCCAATCTATTTCATCATATTTATTTTTTGCCCAACGCTCTAAATATTCTGGATGTATGTTTTTTTCTGCTCCTATTTCCATAAGTTTTTTGATTCTTGCTTCATAGCGTGTGCCTAATTCAATTGCTATTTTTGTCTCAGGGGTATATGGCATAATCCAACCTGTATTAAATCTTTCGTCTTTCATTAAACCTATCTTTTCAGCTTTTTCCTCTAGCTCTTTTAACTGCTCACGTAATGTTTTCATCTTTTTCCAATCCATTTTTAAGTTGCAAACTAACTTCTAAATTAGCTTTATAAAAACTTTCCCTTTCTTCAAGTTGCTTAATAATTTCTTGATACTCTTTTAAAAGTCCTTTGTTTTTTATTTCACAATGTTCAACA